ATCTCCAGAGTTTATTTCGTCTTCCCACAATTCTACAACTTTATACTCTTTACTTTCCATAAAAATTTCCTCCATCTGTCTTTTTCCCACTGTTCATAAGCAATTCGATCTGTAGATTTATTAAAATCGTTTAAATCATATTTAACGGAACTCATATGCCAATAATCTTCTTGGCATTCTATCACTAAATTTTTGTCTGTAATGTAAAAATCGACTAACATATTAGAAATTGGTTCGTGTCGTTTTATTTCTAAAGATGGAAATTATTTTCTTCTTATGACATTTAACTTCAAACCGTCGAGCCGCGAATGTCTTTGTCGGGATACTTGACTTCAAATATCGACGGGTCAAGAGACGGATAGATCATATCGTCTTTGGTAGCTGCGTCGATATCGTATTCAACAGATGAATACAATTCCCCACCTGTCGTCAAAGGCGTTAAATTTTTGATTTTCAACGACACAACTGTTTGAACACCTTCGACTTTAGCAATTTCCAAACGAAGCTGACTCAATGAAATCGGTTGAGAAAATTCCCAACGATCAATATCAAAAAAATTCTGAACGGTTGAAATACAATTCTTTAGTACTTCTTTTTTGTTGTAGCCTTTAAATACAGAAATCATAAATTCTACACTGATGTTGATAACATATCCATCAATGACATTAATACCATCGGTAAGCATACGATATCGTTGAAGATACGTCATCAAATTACTAACCATTGCTTCATTTGGAGTTACCAGATTTCCACTACCATCATAAGAAAGAACATATAGATTGACTGCAAATGGATTTGACCGATCATAAGCAATCTTTCTAAAGTAATTTTGAGTGTTAGCGTTATTAACTACTGCTACATTTTTTTCATCGACCATACCAGTCAAAATCTGATTTTGTTGCACATCCAAACTGTTATAAGGAATAATTTGAGCTTTGGCCACCTTACCATATTTTGGAGGCATAGAATAAACTCTGGCTAAATAATCCAACTGAGTGACTACACGATCTTGGGCCGAAAAATTTGCAATCGCATTTTGCCGTATTTCTTCATTGGTATCCGCCCCCTTTCCTCCGTTGGTAGCATCAGGATTATTCACTTGAAGAGAAGTTTTTACTGTACTTAACAAATTTGCTTCTTCAGGAGCCACACCCTCGGTTGAATTATCTATCGTTACAGATTCAATACTGAGAATAGAATTGGAAGGAGAATTGGATTCAAACCCACCGCCAATTGTATATGTGATTGTGATATTTGTATTTGATGGAGCCAAACCATAGGTATCATTCTTCAAAAAATTGGATGGGTCCAAAGACAGATTAAGTTCGGTTAAATTAGTAAGTCCAACGCCAATTTGTTGTGAACTCATATTGATAATTTCATCTGCAAAACCATTGACTCCCGCACCAAACTCAAGATAAGTAAGATTGTTTTCATCTACATTTACAGTAAATCTTCGGGAAGTTTTCAAATGTTTCAAAATGTATGGCACAGTATCTTTGTAAGTCGCCAATACACCCTCAAACGATTCATCATTGGGAACGTCATACAAAACCATTTCTTGAGCCAAAAAATTTACTTCATACCACTTATTGTTATCAGAATCTCTAACATCAATGATTTCCAATATATTTTCTTCACTCAAATACAATTTCAAAAATGATTGCATGGAATTGACGGTAAATATTTTAGTCATCAATTTGCCGGCTCGGACGTTTACAGTTTTCTTCAAAAGAAAAAACGTTGGAGCACCGGTTACGTCTCTTTGATATACCGTAATTGTTCGGGGAGATAATTTAGTATCCACACCAAAATTTACCGGTTCCGAAGTTAAAAACGATGCACCTGCATTATTAGACACCTGCATATTCTCACGAATACCCAATGCATATTTTTCGTTGGGAATATACTCACCATTTTCGTAGATAGCTGGAATCAACTGAAACACGTCGATTTGGCCTACAGAAGCTTTGGATGGTTTTGGAGTGTAACCTAAAAACTTGGCTAATGCGATGATATTTTTTCTCTCTTTAGTGTTGTAAAGAAGACTTTCCTTGAAAATATAGTCGATGTAAAATGAAAGAACATCGCCCACATACGAAGCTTGTTCAATGAACATCATTCCGGGAGAAGCGTCGGAAAAATCCTTATAAGTATTAGGAAAGTAATACTTGGAAAACTGAATAAGTGCATCCCTAAACTGAGAGAAGTCACGATTAAGATATCGAACATCTTTATTATTCGGCAAAAACGTTTTTTGTATAGGTGATGACATATTATCCTGTTATATTTTCCACGGCAATATTCACCGTATCTGTTTGTTTCGTCGTGTTTAACATAAATGCGACGTTGACCTGCAATCTATAAATATCTTGATCGGTTGTACTTTGGTCGCTTTTTAGTAAAGTAGATTGAACTTTTAAAACTGATACATTGGGAATCCAAAGATTTATGTCTTCTCTTACTATGTTTTCTGCAATATCAGGGAGAGAATCCACATTCTGTTCAAAAACCAAATTCCACAATCTTGAACCGAATGTTGGTTGCATTCTCCGTTCTCCCTGTCTTGTATTGAGAAGATTAACGATGTTGGTCTTGACTTGACTTAACGTATCAAATGTCTGATCGAAATAACCATTTTGACCACTCCGGATAGGAATGGTTATCCCCAATGGAGCCGTTTTTTGAAATGGGTTGGTTGTTGTTGGAGCAGCCATACTTGTTTATCCTCCCATTTGCACTTTACCCGCACCCGCAAATAGACCAGAGTTTCCTTCCTTCTTTTGTCTATCCATAGCCTTCATTACCTCTCGAAAATCCTTTTTGAATACTTTCTTAAGCATATCAGGAACTTCAGCTCCCTCTGTAACAGACCTTTGAGGAGGTGGAGCTGATTCTGCCACCATCTGTTTCAAAAATTCTATTTTGGTGGTTGGTGTAGTAATTGCTTTTTCGTTTCGACCTATCTTTTCAAATCCTTCGTTCATTAAACTAGCTAATGAAACTCCTTCATCTCCGCTTGGTAAATGGGTATGAGTTTTAGCGGTTTCGGCCAATACAGAATCCAGAGTCGTATTTCCTGTTGAAAGTGTTCGCACTGGACGTTTTGACTCAGGCGCCACTTCTTCTGTGATTACCGGTTTACGGTTTTCACGCATAACTTCAACCAAAATTTTGCCCAACGCTTTATTGACTTGTTCTGTGACTTCTTCACGAATCATCTGCCTCAATACTTGTTTTAGTCTTTCTGCTTTCATATGTGTTATTTTCTTTTGTTTTGACCATTAAATCCTCCAGGAACTCCATTTCCTGATGGTATAGAAATTTTCACAGGCGGAACACCGCCTTTTACATTTATTGATTCTCCATTTTTACCTTTCGCAAATCCTCCACCAGTCATAAATACTCTTCGACTCATTAACAAATTTAATTGTTGTTGTAAAGCAACCAACTGCGCCTGTGGTTTAGGAATCTGAGTCGTCTCTTCCACATTATTACTGTAATGATGAGCGTGTCCGTGCTTGAAGTAATGTGTATGTGATTTTAACCATTCACAAAGATCATACAACCAGTTCACGGTTGTCTGTCCAAGAAGAGCAGGCTCACCGGTTACATCATACTCCCCAAGATAAATAGCCGGGGAGTTGATGACCGCCTTCTGATTTGTAGTCAAAATTATTTGGTTATGAGCGTCAACCGTGTATTCATCATCGGTGACTACCGAATATCTTTTCTTGGAATAATGAAAAGTTTCAGCCGCTTTAGAGGATAGAATTAACCGGTCAGTATTAATAACAATTTGATCCCCCACAAGTTTTGGATATACAAATTTAGTAGAACCTGCTGGGAAAAATGCTAGTTGTTCCTCCCCATTACCCCACATCTTTTTGGCGCACGTTGTCATAAACGAACTAAGTGTTACTCCAGACGTAAGATGAATTGATGAACCATCATTGTTGATATCTTCTATCACATACCCACCAAAATTTTTCTCATCCACATTTTTGATACTAACAGGCCGTTGACGGTTTCGTATCAAAACCATCGAATTGCCGCCGCCGGATTCGTATATTTTTCCATCTGAACCCGTATATTCAGAACTCTTTCCCCGCCCTTTGTAATCAACATACCCAGAAAATAGAGCATTGTATCCTTTATCATTATCTCTATTATCGTCGTAGGCAGCAAAACGTATGGATGAACCAAATCGGCTCTCAATAATAGTATCTCCCTCCCGACGCTTTAAGGTTCTTATACGTTCATTAGTGTGGAAATATCGACCCATTACACCCTCATAACCAAAACCACCAGTTAATTTGGTTTTAGATACTGGGCCAGAATAATCTTTATAAATCGGCTCGGTTGGATCCTGGATTAATTCACGATTTCCAGAAATTTTTGCTCTTTCATTATCCTTAAATCCTCCTAGAGAAACTTCCAAATTAAAATCAACATTGTTATTGGGTGTATTAAAAAGATTTATCTT